GGGTGAAGTTTTACGGTTTTCCATAAATTGCTTTGCATTGGTTGACATCCAAAAGGGTAAAAGTGTAACGTTCGTTCGTCGTACATTTACTCAATTACATCCGGAAGGAATCGAAAATGCAAGTTACTGTTTTGGGCGTTCGTCGTATGCAAGGCACGGGCAAGGTGTCGAAACAGCCGTATGACATGGCTACTCTCATGGTTCTTCAGCCTATTAAGCCGTTCGCAAAAGAAGGGCTTTCGATTAGCGGTTACGGTTTTGAGCCGTCCGAGGTTCCGCTTAAGGTGGAGGCGCTGGACCAGTTTGCCGGCTTCAAATTTCCGTGCCTACTTGATGTGGATACCGATATGGAAAACCGGGGCGGCAAGCTTCAGGCGATTGTCTGCGGCCTGTCGAAGCGGGCGGCGTAATGTCCTCGGGCTTTGCGTTCTTCCTTGGCGTCTGTCTCTCGGTCGCGCTGGTTTTGGCGTTTGCTTGATGGGTTACGCATGGAACGGCGTATGCCATCCTGATACCGGGGCGGCGCTCAATGCCTTCGCTGCCTCGGTGCCATCTGTTACGGGTTCCGCTGTAAATTCGTTTGCCGCCTTGCCCGGTATTTCGGGTTCCGGGCTTGTGTCGTGGTCGATTGTTAGTAAGCCGCTTACATCTGCCGATGCCGTTATGGTTACCGGTACTACGCAGCTTTTAACGTGTGCGGAAGGTGTCGATCAGTGGCCGGTACAGAGCCTGCTCCTTCCGATCGCTCTGTTCTTCGCCGCCTTCGCCGGTTTCAAAACAGGTTATAGACCATGACAACAGCCGATATTGCGTTGCTCGCCGGCCAGTTGGTGAGCTGCTGGTGTGCAGGCTTCGCAGCAGGCTTTACCCTCACCCGCTTTCGTGAAGCCATGAATCAGGTCTCGTGAATTCCCATCCGGGGGGGCTGCGCGAGCGGCTCCCCGGATGGGGATTCCCCCACCCCTCCGGCAATTCCGCCATGGGGTAATTGTTCATCAGGAGATAATCATGGACAAGCTGCAACAGAAGTTGGCCGCCGCTGGCGGTCTGGTCCTCGGCTCTATCGCGTCCGCTCATGCCGCGCTGCCAACCGAAGCCACCACGGCATTTTCGACCATTTCCGGCAATGTGACGGACGTCCTTGCCGCCATGTGGCCTATTGTGGCGCTTGCCACTGGCGGTTTCGTGCTGGTCAAGCTGTTCAAGAAGGGCGCAAACAAGGCTGTCTAAGCCATGTTTCCCCTGCACCATTTCTTTGTGGTGGCCGCGCTTTCGGGCGCGGTTTTTCCGCTTCCGGTTATTTCGTCGGAGCTTGAGGAGTACAATCAACTCAAGGCGGCAATGGTTCGTTCGGCGGCAAAAAAAGATCATCCGCTGCCGCAGTGGATAAGGGCAAGGGCGCGGGAATTTGAAGCGCGACCGCACTATGATCTAGATTCAGATCGTGTTCAGCCAGTCGTCGATGCCGATCAAAGTGGGAAAAAAACAAGTGCTGATAAGTCTCGGTAGGATTTTTCTTTGTTTTGTGTTGCTGCTGTCGGGGCCCGTTTTTGCGGAAACGATACCGGCTACGCCGTTGCCAACGATTGGGACGCAATACCCGACATGCGCTCAGGTCGCGTCCGGTTCTGTTGTGAATGGTTACGGGCAAATTTTTATGCGTTTGCCATCGGTAGCGCATTGCGGCGGTTCCTACCCTGCGGGATTTACGATGGTCACTTATTGTGAAAATGCAGCGGGTTCGGCTTGTTCTCATGATGCAATGGGATGGACTAGTGGAGCTGCCTACAGTTGTCCGTCCGGCCAAAACTGGACCCTTTCCGGCGCAAACTGTACCCGTCCTGATTGTGTTGCGCCGCAGGTACGTGATTCGTCCACGGGTCAGTGCATCGCTTCGCCATGCCAGTCGGGGGAATCAGTAACAGGCGGTTTCTTTGCCGGTTGGCGTGTCGGCCTAGGTGCGAATCAGATCATCGGAAGTGATGGCGGCGCATTCACGTTTAACCCACACCGCTGTCAGAATGGGTGCTCTGTAAATGTAACTGTGTCTGACTGTACATCGGCTGCCGGTTATGTGGACACGCCCGTCCCGATTACCTGTACTGGCACGGGAATTAAAACGGGAGCGACGTGTACATCCGATAATACCGGCGCTCCTTCTACAACGCCCACGGTTCCCAGTCATCGCCCGAAATGCAATGCCGGTGAGGGCGTGCTGACATCATCGAGTGGCACGGTTGCCTGTGTGCCGTCTGGCACGCCGTCATCCACGCCGGTGGTCCGAACGGAAAAACAGACGCAGCAATTTCCGGACGGTTCGGCCAAAACTACCGAAACGACTTACACGAAAGACCCTGTCAGCCAAGTACAGGATACTCAGCAGACGATTACCAATTCTCCGGCCACTGGCGGCGGTGCCGGTCAGGCCGGTCCGGTCGGTACGACGTCAGGTTCGACCAGTGTTGAACCAAGTTCGCCGACTGACAAAGAAGCGAGCGATTTTTGCAAGGCAAATGGTCAGCTACAGATCTGTAAAGGTGACATGAACAAGGAAGAAACGCAGAAGCAAGTACGCGACTACATCAAATCGCTTACGGACCCCGGCACTACCCCGTTCACGGAGCTCGGGGAGGCCAAACAATCAACCAAGTCCGATGACGATCTCAAGGAACAAACGGACAAATTTCAGGCCGCCGCTGAAGGGACATTCAGCCCCAATTCGGCTGCGCGCAATTCATGGCAATCGGCTATGGACTCGGGATGGTTTGAGCCTGTGACCCGGCAGGGCTGTCAGCCGTATTCCGCGACAATCGGTGGCCGTACTTGGAATCTTGATATTTGCCCGACGGCGGAAAAAATCAGTGTCATTTCGGAGTACGTTATTTGGTTCATGCTCGTCGTTGGCTCGTTCGTTATGCTGACTGGCGGCGCTTTCACGAGGAATACATGATGCCTGTAATAGCACCTCTCTGGGCTTGGCTTGTTGGCCTCCTTGGTTCGCTTGTTTCCTCGGTCGCCACATTCTTTGTCGGTCGCATGGCCTTTGAACGGGCTATCAATTACGCGCTCATCACCGGCTTCCTTGTCGCTGCTGCTGCGCTCTTTCTCGCGGTCACTCTCGCGATCAAGGCGGCAATTCTCGGTGCCCGTGTCACCATGCCGGGAACGCTAGGCATGGCTACGTTCTTCCTTCCGGCGTCGATTGCTCAAGTTCTTTCGTTCATTGTCACCGCCCGCGTATCCCATGCGGTCTATCGCTGGACAGTCTCGACGATGTCGGCATATCTGCCCGGTAATCCTCGGCAAGGCCTGGGCGGCGTATGACAGATTTCGCCGTCACTGGAAAGAAGCGGAGCGGAAAAGGGCTTTTTTGTGCCGGTCTCATTCGTGACGCGCTTCGGGAAGGCCGTCGCGTTGCGACGAACATGGATATTTACCCAGAGCACCTGCTTAGTCCGCTGAACAAGTCGACTTTCATTCGGCTGCCAGATCATCCAACGGTTGATGACATGAACGCCATAGGTCGGGGCCATGATGAACCAATTGTCGATGATGACAAAAACGGCATCATCGTTTTGGACGAGGCGTCAGCCTTTTTCAACGCTCGGCAGTGGGGCGACAAGGGTCGCCAGCCCTTGCTAGATTGGCTCATTCACTCCGGTAAGCTCCGTTGGCATGTCTACTACCAGATGCAGGGGCTGGAGCAAGTCGACAAACAGCTTCGCTCTACCCAAATCGAATACCATATAAGCGTCAAGCGTACTGACCGCTGGCCTATACCGGTCATAACTCCGTTGTCCAAGCTCGTTGGTATGGACATTCGCTTCCCCCGGCTTCACTTGGGCATCATCAAACACGGTGTGGAGCGTGATTCGCTCGTTGTTGATCGCAAATGGTACAAAGCTGTCGAGATTTACAAGGGGTACGATACAGAGCAGCGTTTTCTTCCTCGGGATCATCCTGATGCCGTCGGCCTTCATTCCGTCCTTAGTGCATGGCACGTCAAGGGGCGTTACCTTCCTAATCCGCCGGGATTCCTCTATCGGTTCTGGTGCGGAATCATCGGCAAGGACTGGTCAGCGGGCCAATCCGTCAAGTCGGTTGTTCCGAAGTCCAAGCACCCTCTAGCCGTTCTTCTCGGCAAGTTGCCGGAAGATCAAGCAATCAAGCATTGGCATCGGCTCAATTCACTCGGAGCGTTCTCATAGCGGTACGCTATTACCATTCGCCATTCAATCAAAACATATTTCTGTTACTATAACAAAAAAGGCTTGCATTGCAGGCCTTTTTAATAGATAATATCGTTACTGTGACGAAACAAAGAAAGGGTTTGAAATGAAAAAAACTATTTGCGTTCTGATACCGTACGAAGTCGAGATTTATACAGAGCCTCGGCTGCGTCCGGTCAATGGCATTCAGCCTGAGTTCGCCTGTACTTATTCCGGGGTTCAAGGTTCCGGGGCTCGCACCTTTGAATCTTTCGTGAATCATCATGGTTTTCTCGATGCGCCGGAATACATGCCAGCGGGGTATTGTGCGAAGTATGAAAGCGGCGGATTAAATCGCGTGCATGATGTGGCCGTTTTACGTGGGTGATATAGTCACCGTAACAAAACCCCGAAAGGTACGATCATGGCAAAAGACAAAACCGGCGCGGCGTCCAAAACGCCGGACCTATTCAAGCGAAAGCCCGGTCGTCCATCTTCCGGCCCTGAAGCAATGACTGGTGCGCAGCGTCAGGCCAAATTAAGAAAAGAGCGCAAGGCGGCTGGCGTCTGTCCTTGCTGCGGCAAATAGCGTCGTGAGTGTCACGGGCG